GTGGTTAGGAGAGGATTCGAACCTCTCTCCAGGGGGCGACCCGTACCAATACCTTCCATCGGAATCGAACCGACCTTCTATCCAAGCTAACCGATTCACTTTACATTCCAAAGTGTAAGCAGGTTTAGTTGTGGACTTTCCTTCCAGTCGTTGCCTCATTTTTTTACGGGTCTTGTTACACGACAATTTTAACACATTGACCATACGTGTTGGCAATCGTAGTCAGGACAGGATTCGAACCTGTATCAACACATCTACTTCTGTTGCCTCAATGATTTTATGTACACTATTACATTGCTCTCACGTACCTCGATATGAGGGATTCAGTAATGAGCTGAATCAAACAAAGACATTACTCTTTGTGCGTCTACCATTCCGCCACCTAACCGTTTTGATGTCTTTCCATCAGTCAACATTGTGTAATTAAGGGGACACGTTGTTCATAACCCTTGTAGTCAGGGCCGGACTCGAACCGGATAAGTAACCATTTGACTGGATTCGGGCACCGTCCCTCATTACACCCACCTGACCATTTGTTACAGTCTACTCGACGCTGTAACACCATCCTAACTAACGATTTAGTTGACCTCCGCGCCAATCTGTTATCCATTATTGAAACCGAAGTCAAATAATGTTAAGATAACAGACCCGTCATTCAAGAGCTTCGTTCCCTATCCTGTGCACCGGAATCAGGCCGTCTTGTAGTCAGGACAGGACTCGAACCTGTATGCTTGCCGCTCAGCTGATTAATTGTGTCGAAACAATACTCCCCATAGTAGGTGAGGTGCGATAGCCAATTCCGCCACCTGACTTCCTTTACTAACCTTGGTCTTTCGGGGTTTCTGGTTTGTTGAACTTAATATAAACCCTTTTTATTCCACGTTCAACCTAACAGCGAGCATTAGTAAATTGTTTTAGACCCTCTTTCTTATATGACTGTTTCTTTATATTTACGCCCATATAAGAGTAGGGTCACGTAGTTAAATGGACGACTATCGGAACATTATCAGAATCAGTATCTGAGTCATCTACCTGTCTGTTTTTAACCACTTGCTGAGAACTCATTTGTGTTGGTTACTATATGATGTTATTTCAATCATTCTTGTCACTACTACTTATTCCTTTCTCAAGGGAACAACACAACCACCATTACTGATAGTATCTTTATGTAAAACTTATATGAACACCTCTACCCTTACTTGGTTTCACGATTACCGTTCTTTAGTTATTACAAAGGTATTCAATGTTTAACCTTTTGCAGTCAAGACAGGATTCGAACCTGTAGTTTTAAACTCCAACGGTTAGCCCTAATTAGGGTTCGGTTTAGGAGAAATCCCTCATTTAACATACCATTGCGTACACCAATTCCGCCACCTGACTAACGTAACTTTTATTCCTATAGGAGTTACCAACCTTCGGTGGTCAGGACAGGATTCGAACCTGTGTGAGTGATTGCTTTACCTATACACTACGATTATACTACGACCTTAGTTTCAGTCACTTACGCTATAATACGTGCTACAATCTGCACACACAACAATCTAAATCTCCCTATGTGTGTTGATGGGAATCGTCTACCTTTCCGCCACCTGACCAAATTTCGCTAATGTAAAAAACCGGTTCAATCCCCTAAAAAACCATTAACTTGCGGATTACTATATTCTAGGCTCGCCTGTCCCGTTTAATATATATTACCTGAAACTTCAATGGGTTGTTGATTGACCATTCCCACCTACTCAAGTAGTTTTTTAATTCTTGTACAAATATACAACTAATTTTTAATATACCAAACTAATGGTGAAAAAAATTATAACAATTAGGTTTATTCGTAACTATATTCTTCATTAACAATCTTGGAACTCTCACCTTCTTTATGTAAACTTAATGCGATTGCTCTTGCTAAGTCACTATAACCTTTAAAGTCACCATACTCATTTATACCGTGACAACCTGGATGGAAGTCCCAAAAATTACCCTCCATAATACATTCGTCATTTAACCACACTTCCGCCATGTCACATGACTTATCGACTTTAACTAAAATAACATTTTCTTTACTCATAACCATCTTTATTTATTTCTTTAATTACATATGAACCACTAACCATTGTATTGTCACCGTGTCTATCTTTAAAATAAGCATTACCATTTGATATACTATCAATCTTAATAGTCTTATACATTGTTCGATTGGCGATGACAATATATTTAAATTTTAAATTACTTTTATATAAATCATAGAACGCCCAAGTTACCGACATAACTAATACTACAATCAATAACCCTAAAGGGTGAAAATATTTTAAATACTGTTTCATAATGTGTTGATGTTAATTGCGTTATCTGATTCTATTAGTCCGTACACGTCAATGTTCCATTCGAGTAGTTTCTGAACAACCCAAAAAGGAATTCCATTCGTTTCTTTTCTGTAAATGTACATAAAATCATAATCAAATAAATGAATTCCAATTTTTTCTGACGGAACAAACTTCTCACCGTTAACTTCAATCTCCTTTGTTATATCGGAAAAAGGTCTTAGGATTATTTTCATGTCCCTGATAGATTTACCGGTAGATCCACCATCATAAGTGAAATGAGTTTCACCGATAATATCATAGAACCCATTCAGTGTTGAGTATCTTAACCCGACGTAATCTGATTTGTAATTTAATATCTCACACTTCACTCTGTAAGGTAGATAAGAAAATATTTGTCTGTGTATTTGTTCCATTACCAACTATAGTTTATATATCCAATATCAAATTTATCCCAAACCCTATAAAGTGCTTCCACAAATGGAATTGCCCAATCGTCACCTTTTATCGTCATCCACTCTATTTTACTAGACATTTCCTCACCCAAATCGTTAAACACAATTGTATCATTATTCGGAATGGATTCAAAATACTCCAACCAAATATGCCATAGGTCTTTATATTCGCCACCAATTAATTTATGGTAGTCTCTGAAATATTGTTCTTCAATACCCATTTCTTTACAGATTTCTTTTTGGATATCAAACCAGTCATAATATTCTAAAGTTAGTTTATTCATCTTTACTTGTTTTAGTTTTATATAGAATATTGTTCGGACCAATACTATAAATGAATATTGGTTTTGACGTTTCCTGTTTGATTACAGTATGTTGGAATCTTTCGTAGAATTTAATATCCTCAGACTCATATTCATGAACGAACCACCCATGTTCTTGTAATTTAATAACATCTTCTTTACTAAACCAATTCCATAGTAAATCCAACGTTTCAACTGCAGACACCCAACCCACAATCTCGGGGTCGAAATCCATTTTCAATTCGGTGTTAGTACAGAAACTAAACTCGTCGTGGATAAGTCCGGTGAACTCACCATTAAATGCGTACCAAAGACCTTGTAACGTATCTTTATGACATACTCTAAAGTAGGTTTGTTTACTCATTAAATTCTTCAAAATCGTCTAATCTATTTTTAATTCTTTCAATATTATCATCCACAAGTGGCCAAATCTTTGCGGACAAAATAAAGTACTTGTGATATAATTCATACCCATCGTTCTCACCAGATTTAATCTTTTCTTGAATTCCATTATCAACCTTCTCCAACATATCGTGAAAACGATTAACTTGTTTTAAATGTTCTTCTCTTGATATCATAACTTACTTTCCTTTAATTGGTTTATTAAACGACCTAACTTTAATACAATATCCTTTTCGATACGTCGGTTCGTCAACACCCCATTCGTGAACGGGTATTGGTTTCTGATTTAAATAATCACGTAAAGGTCGATGTGTTTGTTTACCATCATTCATAAATGCATGTGCCGGTGAACCCAATACAAATGCACCATCTAACATATTGTGGTAGACTCTTGATACGTGACCTGTATTGGTTTCCATGGCCATCCATATCTTTACAATATCACCCTTGTATATGGTTTTACCGTTGTCATCTTTACAGATTGCAAACTTCTTCTTGTATTGTCTGATGTTCATTATTTCTTTTTAAAACTATCCAACCATTTGTTTAATACTTCTGAAGGAGTTGTTCCTCTTTTTTCAAATAAAGACTTTGAGCCTTCTGTTTGATATAGTTCACCAAACTTAACTGCCTTTAACATATCTTCCTTGGTGAACAATCTACTTCTTTCCCATTCGGAACCATAACGAATACCATTGGAAATATGTTCACGAACAACTGGATTATGTACACCCATTAATTTTTTTTGAGTAAACTCATGAAGTGGAGAATGTATATCTTCAATACATTCTTTAGTACACACGTCACCCTCACAGTACATACAACCTCTGGCACCTAATAATCCCATCTTATTTACTTTTAGAATTAGACCACAAAATCACAACAAGGGTTACCCCTACACAAAACCCGGATAACATTCCAATTAGGAATATGTCTCCAAAACTCGTTACCATATCTTTACTATTTTAAAATTATTCAACTCTTTCGTCGTCACGGAACATTCTCGTTAAGACACCATCAATCATTAATCCGTAGGTTCTAACATTACCAAAATGAAACATCAACCTTAAACGAATTACTCTTCTTAATGTGAATATACCAAACGCAGGGTCACTTGACCATCTTTCACAAATCACATTTTCATTCATGTAATTTACAAACTGTTCATAACCCATGTCAGTATCAATTTCAATCATCATTTGAGTTGAACTAAATGGCACTAACATTCGATGTGTTTTTTTATTATTAAGAAACTTAAAACTCATGTTCATAAATTATTTGTCAAATGTATTAATAAAATTCACACCTGCCTAATAATTTAACAGTTTTTATTCTGTTTCGATATGTGCTCGAATCATAACAGGTTCACCGATTGGTAAGTCATTGATATTATGTTCGTTATATACTGATGTTTCAGTGTTAACACTATAAATCCAAATGTGATGATTCCGATGTGCATCTAAAAATTCTTGGTAATTGTGTGGACCGTATGTGGCAACAGTTATCATTTTACTTTGAAGTTGGGAACTTATCTCAGGCATTTGATTATCATTTACGGGATCAACAACAACACCAACGAACTCCATATAATATATCATTCCGGTTGGTCCGTTAATCCATTTTGGGACACCTGCACTCGACCCTATCCAAGTCCTTGGTTGTATTTGAAAAGGACCCCCAAAGGCATCGTATTCAAGTATTGGTTCATTGTTAGAAAAAAATTTAAATGTTTTCATTAATATCCATAATAAACCATAACGTTTTTCTTCCAATCAAACGTCTTATAGATTCTAACCAATTCAAAGATGATGTACTCATACTTCCAACTGGTTGTTACTTCATCACCTCTAGTTAAATCGTAAGGTTTTGTCTGTACCCATTCGAACCTCATAGTTCTTACATGGTCAATAATATCCCACAAAGCGTTTTGTTCATCTTGGGTAATCTTTGAGAAGTCAAACACATATTTGTTGTTTGGGAAATTGTATTCAACCTTAACTGAATTAAGAAAGTCAGTCGGTTTATCTCTACTGTATCTATCTTCTTTTTCACCAAAGAACGGAACCATCATTTTATTGTAATAGTCCTCAACTCTTTTCTTGTAACTGTCAATAATGTACTCAAGAAACTCAGGTGTAACGATTGCAAAGTCGTGGTCATTTGTATAATACTTGTTTAATTCTTTGTTTTTGAAGAATGTTTTTTGTGAACCTTTTGGTGGTTCGAATTCGGTATACTTACCAAACTCATATAAAGGTTTACCAAAATCGTAAACACCCATTCCTATATAACCTTCTTCAATTTCAAAGTCATCACGTTCTATTTTGTAATGTTCGATCAATTGGTCTTTGGTCATTGATTTTATTTTATTGTATTCTCTCTTTGGCATTGTGCCGACATAAGTTCTATATCCCATCTTCTCTATCTTGTTTTTTCCAAATATTAATTAACCATTCTGCGTTTGTTATACTTCCAAAGTACCAATAATATGCGTGGTCGGGTATGAATGTTTCTAACATTTCTTCAGTCATAACCAATTCCTTAATCTGATATTTTGGTGTTGACATTAAGAAACCATCAATACGTTGTTTAGTGACCGAATAAAAAGTTTGACCGATAGATATCTTATGTCCATCATGTCCAATCAAAACTACTTTACTAAAAAATTTAAAATTGTTAACCATAATTAAGGTATAAATTCTAAGTATTCTATTGTTAATGGGTCGTTATGAATATCCCATGGCCAAATGTTATCGTGATTAATGTCACGAGTTACCTCAACTCCATTTGATGAAATTGAATTTATCGCTACAATAAAGTGATTTGGAAATTGTGATAAGAAATCACCGATACCCAAACAATTTATAGTTTGAATTTCATAAGGTTGTGATATAATCATATCTCTTGTCCACATCCAACTTGCGGAGTATTCACCGTATTCATATACGTTTTGTTCCTCAACCCCAACGTCAAAACCTAAATATTCTTCTTCATATTCACTATTGACGTTATCCTCCAAGAATTTAAATCTTTTCACCTACTTGTTCGTTATTAATTTTACCACTGTATTCACTGCATCAATTTGTGGTTTAAGAATTGTTTTTACCAATCCCTTAACGTTACTTTTAATTTTCGATGGTTCTTTAACCGGCTCAACTGAAAAAACATATGGCTCAACGTGTCCATGTTTGTGTTTTGGTTTAACCGATTCAGTATCACTTCCCATTGTGGTATCTATTGGTGTCACAGAATTATTCAATGAAGTTGTAATTGAATTAGAACCCGCTAACGAACTGGTACCACTCGGTTTATTATGTTGATTTTTAAAATTGATGTAATCAGAATCTTTACGATATGTGTTATCAATAAAGTTACCAAATGCAACATCCCTAAACGTTTCGTTTTTTGGTATTATACTGTGGAGTCTTTCTAATTTATGTTGACAGTCTTTAAAACGTTTAGGAGTATCGTTCATAATTTTATTTTTTAGAAGTTGGTATTCTATTCTCCACCAATCTGGTCTGTGCGTTATTCTACTCATAATACTTGCCTGTTAAATAGGTTTTTAATATGTCGTCAATGTTTAAATCAGAATCACCATTATTAATCCAACGATATAAATCTGTTTCATCTAATATTTTCTTTGTTGGTAATGAACTAAACTTTTTAATTGACCTCTTCTCAATTTCATCTAACTCTCTCAGTTCTCTACCTTTAGTGACAATTTTATTTTTAAATTCTTCCTCAAGACAATCTCCGAATTTTTTAAAGAAACTTTCTAATTCTTGTAAAGTTGCATCTTCGTACGGAATCATTAAATTAGACTTTCCGAAAATCATTCCGTTTGGTAATTCATCCAATTGAATTTCAATTTTAGATTTCTTTAATTCTTTACGGAGAACTTTCCATATGTTATCATTGAAATCCCATAACAATGGTGAAGTCTCAATGTCTCTAGCATCCCAACCTTGGATTACTTTATCGTCAAATCTTTTTGATATTGCAAACTTATCATCTGTTTTTTTATTGATAACGAAAATTATCCTCGTATGTTTTTTATAATCATTCCAATAACTCTTTTGTGTGATGCACCACTTTGTGTTGTTAGCATACAGCATTGCCGATTCATATGTCTTAGGAATAAGAACTAACCATTCTGAATCGTTATAGATTTTATTAGCATCTTTCTCAAGTTCTTTAATACGAACAACTTCATCAGCCTCTTCAACTTGGACTTTAATGTCATCATATGATGAATATAAAGAAATGTCTTTAATCCTAATTCTCTTGGCTTTGTGGTGATCTTCAAATTTGTTTAACGTTTCGACAAATTCATTACCAAATAATTGTCCCGATATAAATGAAGTTAACACCTGACCATTTTCGATATGGGTGAAGTTTCTTTTGAACATCTTAACTAAGAAGTCACAATATTTGTATGTAGTAGACGGGTCGGCAGATGCGATTATATCCATCACTGAAACCTTAGCTAACTCGGGATGTAATTCTTTAAGTTTGTCTAATCTTGACATAGGAAATGTATTAAAATTTATACAAATATAACCAATATTTTATAAACTACAAAATATTATAGAAAAAATCTTTCCCTTGGGATAATAATTGCCTCAAATGTAATTAATTCTGTGGTAATATCCCATGGCCATCCTTGTTCGTTGTTATCATGAAAAATTCTAATACCGTTACATTCCATTGAATATATGTAAACGCTATCGGTTCGATTAAATAATCTTAAGAAATTAATAATTCCATGTATACGATAACTCTCCGCAAAATAATTCATATCAACTATTTCGTGATTACGACGAACTCGTCTGGTCATCATATCTGTTTCAGTCCATGTCCAACCAGGATAGTCATCCAAAATAGAAGATGAGTCTGTATTTTGAAAAAATTTAAACGGTAACATTATGTAATAGGTGTTTCGTCGATTTTGAAAATGGAGTATTGTTCCGGTGGATTGTCGGCTCGACCTCTAATGAATTCTAAAGTATTTTTGGCATCTTCCATATCACCATAAAACACTGTGGTATGAAATGTGTAACAATTTAATCGGTTATCTTTATCCGACCATTTTCTGGCAATCACATAATTAAATTCGTCCATTTTTTAAATGTTTATTGATAAGTGACTTAATGGTGTAAAGGTAACCCTTCTTTTTTAATTTCTCACTATCTAGACCGATATATTTTTTTGATACTCTGAAATGATTCACCTCATATTTGTTAGATAAGTCATAGTCTTCGTTACAATAAAGTTTCTCATCGAATCCACCTAACTCTTTAAACTTGTTTGTGTTTGTTAAAAAGTACTTTCCAATTGCGTATGGTTTCTTCCACGATATAAAGTAATTTAAAACATTGTAACAGAAGTGACTAAATTTACTAATGATGTCATTATCTGAAGATGTTAATTTACATGTTAACAGATGTAAATGAAAATGATACATTTCTTTTAATGTAGTATCGATTAAATCACTATCAATTAGAATGGTATCTGCGTCGATAAACAAAGTGTACTTGGTTGATACTAAGGATGCTCCGTAATTTCTTGCAAACGCAACTCTACCACCGTCAACCATTTCAATGTCAATTACGTTACTGAAAGTATTTTTTAAAGCTCTAACTTTTTCTCTGGTTTTATCTGTACTGAATCCATCAACAATAATAACAGTAGTACCATAAATGTTTGATTGTTTGGCAATCGACATAATGGTTCTAGTTATATACCTTTCCTCGTTATAACAAGGAATTACGATTGTTACTTTATCTTTTATATTCATGGTAATAAATACAGAAATAAACCAATAGTTAAATTATGCTTTTGGTTTCGGTGTGTGTTTAGGTTCGAAAGGATTCTCTCTTTTTGGTTTCTCAGGTCTAGTACCTGGTTTCGTGGTAGGCTTAGTTGGTGCCTCTGATGGTTGTTGTGTCATGATATGTTATTTTAAAAAAACACCCGGACTGACCTTTTCTTCCTTGTCTGTACGTGTTATCCGGCCGTGACTACGTAGCGGGTGTTTTTATTTTTTATTTCCTAACTTTTTCGTTTTCCAAATAGAAAGTAACGTTCTTTGAAGTGTCATAGTCCTCAATGTTACTTCTAATAAACGATACAAATCTTGGGTCAACTTCACCGACCTCAATAATTTCGATTGACCAAGTTTCACCTTCATCCTCATCGTCGTAGTCAGGATAAAAAGATTCAGGGTGTTGGATAATGTCACTCACAGGTGTACCACCGAATTTGTTTTCAAAGTGAACAGCACAATAGTCACCGTCACCACTAATTAAAATTGCTTTCATAATATAAAATTTATTGATTATTTTAACATTAAGTTATAACGAATCTCTTCCGCTTCGTCACTATCAAATCCCGACCCGATAATCGTATAAGAACTAAAATCATTAGGTCCTTTAAAGATTAAATGGATATTGGAACCCAATATTCTTTCATCGACAATAACGTTATGTAAACCACTTCGTGGAACTGTCATCGATTTGGTGAAAATACCAAAAGGTCCATGGTCTTTATCCCATGTTATGGTTGTATCGGTGAATGTAAGTTTTTCACAAAAGAATAAACTTCCACCACATAAAATTGAACTTTCGTACTCCGCAACCATACTCTATTTTTTTAGTTCCTCAATTGATTTACTCAATTTTTGTAACGTTATACACTTTTCAAACTCTTCCTTATCTTCATAATACTCAATCAAATAATTAAGATTAGAAAATAACTTAGGTGTGATTTCAAGGTCTGTTGTGTCAACATAATATTGATACAACTCATCGATTTTCAAGTTGATATCTTGTAGTTTAAACTTATCATTTAATTCAATAAAAAGTTCAACCCCATTTTGAATCATATAAGGTAATGGACTTAAGGTTCTAATTTCCTTAACAGGTCTTGCTCTATTTTGTCCTTCAATTGATGCCATTCCTTTCTCCTGATTTCTAATTGACCTCATAAGATTAGATAGTTCTATTTTCTTATCACCGGCAAAATTTTTGTTAATAATCTTAACAAGTTCTTTGAATCTCTTGGCGAACAATCCAATATCACTCAATTCTTCTTCACTGAATTCAAATTTCTCTACCATATTATGCTTTGTATAAACGATTGTGATTGTAAAGTGCAACAGGGTTTTCGTCTGCGATGACTCCGTATTCTTTGGTTACATTTTCATGGATGTTTTCCGTGTCTTCGTTGATGTACTTACTAATGATTTCACAGAAACCGTAATTAGATTCGTCAACCTCTTCTTGTTGTGTACCAGGTAGTCCACAATAAATTGCCTCACCTACTTCACTGATAAACATACCGGTATAAAAACCTTTCAGTTTGTAAGTGTCTACGAATCTATCGGCGTTACACCAAATAAACACGTTACCTTCTTTCTTTTCCAATAATGGAACTGTAGTTTGGTCGATAATATATCCACTATACGGTGCAGTATCTAATAGAAATTGACCGACAGCAAATAACCCACTCGGTGAACCGTGTCCCATCATTAAAACTCTATCATGAGATTCGATTAGTTCGTTCAATTCACTCTTGGTAACTCCACCGGTAATCAATGTTTGATTAGGTACATCTTTATAGACAATGTCTAAAAATGTCGTCGATGGATCTTTCGGATGTATAATTAATGTCTTTTTCATGTGACAAAGATAAGACAATAATTTTAATGTGCCAAATTATTTTTAGAAATTTCCCATAAAATATTGATATAATATTTGTGGAAGTTTGGTACAAATGGTTTGATTACCGTTTGGGTCGGTACAATCAATGTATGGTAAATTTTTACCATATTCTCTAACATATTTTGGTGCCTTCTTTAATCTTTGAATAATTCTATCCCTATCATATAATTTATCAGGATTATATTCTTCTTCAATTAATTTATATTGTGCTTCGGTGATAATGATTTTCATATTAATAAATATCTATAATTTCTGTTTTAACCTAACATAAAGGTCAAGACCAAGTTCACCCATTATAAGTAAAGCGAAGTAATCCTTTACTACGGGTACCTTATTCCAATCGGGTATTATGATTGAAAATATTAACCCAAAGATTATTATCCACTCAATTGATACTATAATTTTGTTCCACATATTGTTTACTTTAAATAATTAAGGGACACCAATGTAACAAAGATGTCCCTTAATCAATTATAATTAATTTTTAATTACCAATTACCTCTACTAACAGTACCTAATGTGTTATTTTCAGAAACGATATTTTCTCCCATGTCTTGACCATTAGGAATATCTTCGTACCTTCTTACATTTACAGCTTCAGATTCCCCCATATATGGAGATTCACTAATTTCTTCGGTAACATTTTCAGTAACATCCACATCAGCCTCGTAATTTTCTCTACGAATTGCGTCTTGGATTCTATTTCTTAGAGGTCTTTCAACTTCATCTGGTTCAGGTGCAAGTATCTTATAAGATGACTTAGTGTTTAAGACCTTATCTTCTTTCATTCTTTGTTCGTCAGATAGTAAGTATCTATTTGTCTTAGCTCCCTTACCTAAACTTTCCTCACGAATGATTACACGTAACTCATCAGTCAATTCTGTTTCCAATGAATCGATACGAGTATCCTTTTGATTCCAAAATGAAAACTCAGGTTCTTTCTTATCCAATGAACAGAATGATGCCACTTTATATCCTGATTTTTTATTGATACAATAAATCAAGACACCACGTGAAGTGTACTTTAAGAAGTAATCTGGATTACCTTCAGAGGTTGTACACCATTTAGTGTTTGAACCGTACTTTTTAGATGCCAAATAAGTTAATGGACGAAGTAATAACCATTCTTCGTTCTCATATACTTTTATGATTTCATTCTCAAGATTCTTAGTCTCTGCTTTCAACTCAGCCAAACCTAATTGTAACATCACATCCTCAAATGATTTGTATGTTGTCAAATCGTTTTGGTCTACGATACCTCTTTCATTATATTCAGAGAACTTTCTGAAGTTAATTAAGTCAGCATCATTAAAGAAACTATCAATGAATCTATAAATTAACATAGTCTGCATTGGTTGAAGATTCTCCAAGTCTTCTTTATTAATGAAATCGAATCTTTTAAGTAACTCCGCTTTAATTTCCTTAGCGTGTTCATTAATGTTCGGAGTGTTCTTCATTAAACGAAGTAACATTTCGGTGTACTTTGATTTCTTATCGGGACTGAACAATTCCAAAAATTCAACTAAATTAAAATTATTACTTGAATGTGACTTTAGTTCCTTAATTCTTGACATGACCTATTATTTTTATAAATTATTTTTTGATTCTTCTAAATTTTCGTCCCATTGAATTAGTGGACAGGCTTTAGTGTACCCCGCTTTAATCATCTCACCGATAATCATTGTTATTTTCCAATTGAATGGATTGATGAATTTAAAAATGGTAACAACCAATCTGATAAAACCACCTCCAACAACTTCACCATATCTATCAATTAACCAATATATTGATAACATAATTCCAATTAAAAATAATATAATTGAAATCGTTATTAATGTGACTAACCAACCCATTTGATATGCGGACGATGATAGTACGTATAATATAGTGATTCCTATTACCGGTATGATAACCCATTTAAATAATTTAAAACAAATGTCACCTACTTTACCCCAAAAGAGATATCTTTTAGTTTCAGCAGCACGTTCTTTATCCCATCTTGCAAGAGTTTCCTCATACGTTTCAGATGGTTTTACTTTCTTAGGTTTAAGTTTATTGTATCCCTTACTAATGAAACTTGTTATCTTACCAATTAAAAATATCGACCCAACAATAGGTGAGATAATAATTAACGCGACCATAATCCAAAAGTACGGACATAATGTTCTTGGTGGTTTTGAGCCAACCATGGCACTATAGTACTTATAATGCCAACTATCTTTGTTTAATGTTACTTGCATGATTTGTTATTTATTCATTGCTGATTTAGCAACATTTAACATTTTCTGAGCCTCGTCTGAATTGATTAATGCCAATTTAGTAACAGGTGTTGCAAAATGTAATGGAACCGTTGATGTTATATATTTCATGTTGGTTTCGATGTAGATATCTTCAGGTGTGAAACCGAATATACCGTCACCATTCGTACCGTATGAACCGTCCTCTGCCGGTGATGGAATTGCAATTGCTGTACCGTTAGGTAAATTATTATTTGGCGATTGTCCTGATATAATTTGTTCAGTATTAGTTAATTGACTGTTAACTGAACTCACTTTATTTACTTGGTAATAACCAATTGGTTGACTAACACCTTCGATAAACACATACATGTAGAACATAACCGCTCTATCGTTTTGTAATTTAAAACGTTTAATCAAATTGTCTCTTTCCAATGACCAAGTAATAGTTGGTGGTGGTTGAATCTGATTAAGATTTTGTTGATTTGTCTCTGTGTGTTTTTGTTCATTGATTGCTGACACGTTATCTTGGTGTTCAGGAATGTCACAACTTGCAAATGCAAGTATTGTTACGAATAATAGGATGTACTTTTTCATGTTTTTTTTTATTTGTTATAGTTTGTAAATTGATTCACGGTTAATTCATATGGTAATGTACTTGACTTCCACCATTTTTTGTCGATATGTTTACTCAACGCATTGTAATCGTTTACTAAACGACTTAACTTTTGTTTTTTAGCGTTAATCATAGAAGCCTTACTGAACTGTTCGAATTGTTTATCGTTGTCAGGTGTCTCTCTAATTGTTGCCAAATCTGTGTCTACTTGTTGACAAGCAGCATAGATGTTTTGATACTCGTCATATGAAATGACTGCGTTCTCCATTGAATTGTATGCGTGTTTGGTAAAGATACCACCAACGTTACAAGTTACTACCAATACTGAAAGTCCAATGAAGATTAGAATTCCAACTACTACTCTACCGAATGTTTCCATTTTTTTCTGTTTTAATTAATGATTTATTGGACAAATATATAACAATATTATTAATGTACCAAATATTTTTTGAATTATTTTATGGTTTATAATTAACCACGGTAACATCACAGTCTTTAAGTTCTGTTTGGATAATAGATTTGATTCTATTCCAGTCACCACCGGCAAGACCTGCACCGATTTTGGGTAATCCAATGTGTTGACCTTCAAAGACGTTGTTAATTTTTCTCATACACAAAGTAAGTGCCTCATAATCTAATGGTCTTGATGTACCATCGGCATGATTTCTACCGTATCTATATTGAGTATATGAATTCACAACCGTAAGTTCGGGTTCGTTTTTGTTGTTCTTATAATCATCCAAAGACCAAACTGTATTTTCACCGAGAACAAATGTTTTGTAATCAATACATCCAAGTTTTTCAATGTCCGGACCGCGTCTTTCCATTTCAAATGTATTCACACCAAATGCTTTCGCCATTTGTGGGGCGATACCCGCACCCATATTGGATAAACAATTACAACCATGGGTTATAACGTCGAACTTTCCTTCTTTTGCTAAGGTGATTAAGTCACCATCAATTTCATTGTACATACTAATCTTCTTTATTGAAACCGGTTATTAACACTAAAATAAAAAATGGCACTATAATGGCATAAAATTTCCAATTAAGAAAATCAATGTTTGCAAACTGAGCCAACGCAAATCCCAAATAGAATGGTGCAATTAGATTTAATAATCTTCTTTTTTTCATGGTTACTTAATTTGATTTCTAACTAACATAATTGCCGAACCCAATAGGTTAAGACCCAACCAAAATGAAGGATCATCTACATTTTCATCGTTCTCACCCATTCCAATTCCCCATATGTTATCAAATGGAGATGCTTCCACTAAAACACGGTCACCGGTTGCCAATAGTTGTTCCTTTAATTCAGGGTTCTGTGTAAATTTGGCATAGTTACCTTCGTATACAATCGACATACAGTTTTTATCCCAAATTGATTTATCAAAACCTTTAATTTGACGACCAAATTTCTTTTGTTCACGAGGATTTGTTTCTTGCATAATTAATTCGGCAATATCGGTATCGCCAAATAACAATGCCTTTTGATGCATCATATATTGTTCACATGAATTATATTCAATATTGTCAATAACCATGTCAGCCCAGTACCATTGGGAATAAATTCCGTCCCAAAAAAATACATGTTTGTCTGTTGTTCTCATTATAGTACGTTTAATTGTTTAACATTCGTTTTAACTTCGTACTCATCGTCAGCAACATCTCTGTAACTGTTCGTACAGTAAACACCATCAAGATATTCATTCAATACTTTAAACCCAGCACTGAAGATACCATGAGTTACCACAAGATATACTTTAGCGGTTGGTCTACCAGCTTTGATTACTTTAGCAAGTTCAACAAAGGTTCTACCACCATCACAAATATCATCAACGATAACATATGTTAAATCATTGTGTTGGTCAAGTACGGGAATCTCAGTGTGAAGAATGTTTCCAGTCTTCATGTCTCTTACTTTTGTTGCCGTAATGATATTACTAATACCATAGAACTTGGCAACATCGAAGATTTTTTTGTATGCTCCTGCGTCAGGACTAACCAAACAAATTCTATCTTGTGCACCGTCTTTGTTGTCAATATTACTAAGGGCGAACTTAACTAACTTAAAGTTATTTTCTTTATTGTAATTGTTAAGACAAGCCTCAAGTACATCACTATGTGGGTCCATTACGGTTACACTACTGTAGTTTTGACTATTAATGATGGGACAGATTACTTGTTTCAAATAATTGACACCACCGTCTTGAAATTTTCTATCACTACGTGAACCTAAAAAATATGGAACATATAATTTAATCTCTTTATTAGGTATCTGATTTCTTATTGCTTGAGTTGCACAAATAATTAATTCAAGGTCTTTGAATGAATTTAACCGTGACTTCAAATAAATTGGGTCATTGTATTGTTTTATTGTGTCTGTTAAGTCAACAGTTTGTTGACCATCGGGGAACGATGATATCTTGTATTTGATATCTGATTTTTCTTGATTAACTAAGTCTAAAGTCATTGGTTTATATTTTAATCGTTAAATAATTTTTCTAACTCATCCCACATTGGTTGAGTTGGATGTCCATCCGAATGAAGACTTTTTTTGAATTCATCATATTCCTTTTTGTACATTTCAAACATACGTGACTTTGTCATTTTAGAATATTGTACGTTTGCAATTCGGTCACAAAGTTTTACAAAGACAGCGCCAGGTGTTTCGTAGATACCTTTATAGTATTTTTCATTCGCCCTATCTTTTCTTGTTTTACCTTTCTCATTACTAACAGCAAAAACAATGTCCGCTGCCTCTTGACCTAAATGTGTTTTAACATCATTATATGATATTCTACAATCCTCAATAAGGTCGTGACCCCATACTGCCCTTAAACAAGCGGTTCTTAAAGTAACCTGGTCTTGTAGTGGTCCTCTATATGGTTCACCTGTGAAATAATCAACAGTATCGTCCAATAGATGTTTGAAATCAATTGCAACTTCATGTACCATTCTTAAATGGAATTCATATGGTAGATAGGTATCGTACATATGATTTGTATTTCTGTGTTGGTCAATACACCATTGTGTCATGTTCATCTTTCTTAATTTAATGAGTTACTGAAATGTTTTATAAAGGTACAAAAGTAAGGTTAATAATCCAGATAAACTATAAAACCTTAATAAAGTTATTAATTGTTTTTGTATTTCTGTGTATTGGATGTCTGTTAACCCATAAATTTCTTTTAATCCGTCCCATTTGCGTTGGTATAACCAAAACAAATTAAAAAATAGGACAATTACTGTGTGAATTAATAAACTACTCATTACCAATCTGAACTTGAAGATGATGAATCACTACTATCATAACTGGAAGATGAATCGTATGAACTATCACTTGATGAATAATCTGATGATGAGTCGGAAGAACTTGAACTACTGTCGTCCCAAGAACCTTCTGAACCTCCACCTGAGAAATCTCCTCCTCCGAATCCACCGTCAAAACCACTATCGGAATTGTTAGAACTCGAATCCGAATCGTTTAATGAATCGCCAATCATTGCCCCAACTATGTCACCACCAACTAATGCTCCCATCAATGTGGAATCCGTAGCTTCAGCAACTAACATCGAAGTTAGAAAGTCGCCACTATTATCTCTTTGTGGTGTTAGTGTATCATACACACGTCTTAACTTAGATTCTTCCCTTACCGGTGTCTCGAATCTTTTTCTTGGAGGTGGTGGTGGTACATGTTTAAAATTGGGGATAACGTTTTTGTTTTCCTCTTTTTTTTCAATTCCGAATAATCTTTTAATCCAGTTTATCATTACTTTGTATTTTTATAAAGTTCGTTAATTAATTTGTGTGATTTAGACCATCTCGGTACTCGACCTAAAGTACTAATATAATATTTTGAACCGATACAAAATGAAATTTTCACAATGAATTTAGAATTATGTAGTCTTTCAAAATCAAAACCATTCTTCTTGAAATTAATTTCAGGTGAAATGATACTACTATCAAATGGATTAACAGAGAATGGTTCAAAATCTTCCAAATATTTGATTACAATTTCATCTTTTAGAAATTTACCGTATACTGAATACGATGAAAATTCGGTTACGAATATGTAAATTAAGGGGACGATAATTAATGATGTCATAGTTATTGTTTTTTATCTTGTTTAGAAATTTCCTTTTCAATTATAATTGAAAGTTTTAATAGTAAGTTGTAAAGATATATTAATAACTGTAGACCCCAAAAAAGTGGCCAAGCAATACTGAAAGCCATAAAAGCCTCAGCATTACTTTCCCAATCACCGTACATATTTTCTTCACTATCGTAGTCACTGACTTTCAGACTATTCTTCCATTTATGGATTGAATATAATGAAACAACAATACCTACGACATATATGATAAGATACCACCACATAGTTTATAATTTAAAGGTTAACCAATCTCCCGGATCTCTTTGACTTCCATAGGACCTTCCTATTTCACCCCACCCAGCCGATTTGTATCTTTCAGATAATATCTCAAAGTGTTTACTTGTTATTCCCTTGGGTGTATTAATTGTAATCGACCCACCAGGTCCTAAGGATTTACTCGATAGGATACTATCAATAATTTTTTCAAAGTCATCAGCTTCTCTCTTAAAACTTTGAGTTAATACTTCCGGTGATATTGCCATAATGTTATTGTTTTAAACGTTCTCTGATTTCAGTCAAGGTCGTTTGGTTTTGGAACTCACCATCTTTGTATATGGTTTTTAATAAACCCATATTCTCATCGTCCCAATTAACCTTATCAAATAATGTAATGTTACCGTTTAAATTTTTATCTACACGTAACAAACCCGTTGCAGATTTCTTAGTACCATCATCGGTGATTGGGTCTTTAAAGATTTCTCTACCAACACCTTCTAGTTCAACATAAGTTGCTTTCATTGCGAAACCAAATGTATCTCTTGTGTTGAATTGATATGTGAATGAACCAATACCTAATACAACGTTTGTAGATGCGAATCCTTTTGCTTCTAATCTTCTACAAATCTCATTGGCTCTATCGATTGTGATTGAATCTCCATAGATTGCTCCGATGTGTGAGTCAAGAACTTTGTAACCTTGTTCGTTGATTGTTCCGCCAAATGCATCCCAAAGTAATTCGATTACACCTTTATCTGATGGTTCAATAGTATATAAGTTCCATTCAATTCTACCATTGTCTTCTTTTGATAAATGTATTTTATACAACTTATCTTCTAAATAAAATAACGGGAAATGTAATTCGGTTTCTGAGAATGGGGAATAAAAATCTAAAATTTCTTTTGTGTTTTCAAATTTTGGAATTTGTTTACCACATAAAATATCAACTGGGTCACCACTATCAGGTCTGATAACTAACTTACCGTCACGTGATAAGATCTCTTCTTTCAATGTTACAACGTGTTCGGTACATACCTTCCACAAGTCCCAAGTGTCTGAAACAACAGATAGAATTCCCGTTGGATATGTTTCCAATAAACGTTTGAATGTACCAACCTCATCGTCGGCACCACCCGCACACATTACTGAGTGTTCAGTTGCGTTAACTGAACCACAAACGGCACCTTGTTCACCATAATACTTTCTTGCTCCGTAGATTGTTGGTAACGAATCTGAACCTGAGAATGATGTTAAGTGACCAAGACCTGAACTGATTACAGCTTCAACTGAATCCATACCTCTCATTGAGAAGTCGTGTCCTTGCCAATCGATGAACCAACTTTTCTCTGTGTCGGTCTTCTCTTGCCATTTAGTCAACACCTTACGATATTGGTGAGCAATAGTTGCTGATGTCATCGGTTTCCATAACAAGTTAGAAAGGATTGTCTCCAAGTAATTTGTTACCCAATAGAAATTAGGATGTGTATTGTATATTGTTAACACAGGTACTTTCATTGGAACCAATGTCCCTTCTTCAATACCTTTAACGTGAATTGGTAAGTAACCAAGGTCGTGTAATTTCTCGAAGTGAGTAACATCGTAGTCAGTACCTAAGTACATCGATAACTCACGTTTCATTTCACCACAAACTTCTTCTTTTGGTTTAGAGAAGAATTCATTTTTGAATGCTTCGTGGATTTGAACCATAACCATTTGTTGACCAAACGAAACAACCTGTTCACAACCTTTCGGTGCGTACTTGTTACTACGAGGTGTGAAGTTTGAATAAACTAAATTAGTACCAGGAGGGTACATTTGGTGGTGTGATGTTTTATAACCATCGGTTAATAATAGTGGATTCATAATTTATTTTTGTTTATGTTTTTTCAAATATTTAACTGCGTTTTCAAGAACTTCAATGTTGTCTTTAAGTAAACCAATTGCCCTGTTACAATTATTACAAAGTAACCCTCTAATTGTTTCGTCATTATGACAATGGTCAACAGCCAAAAAAGATGCTCTACCATAACTTTCAGGTTCTTTACAAATGTCACATACCCCATTTTGACTTTCTAATATGACATCATATTCTTCTAACGTCATATTATATTTTCTCTTAAGGTGAGCACGTCTCGACGATTCTATCCCTCGTTCACTTTGATAGTACGCTTGTCTTTCTTCAGCTCTTTTAGCGTTCCTTTCACGAACTTTGTCTTTATTCTCTTTCGCCCAATCATTATATCGTTTATTTCTACAAACTTTACAACTATAGGTGTAACCATCTTTTTCGGTTTTGTCTTTTGAAAATTCGGTTATTTCTTTTTCAACTTTACAAGTTGAGCAAACTTTTTTTCTTACTAGTTCCATAATATCTTTTATTATAAATATATGGATATAAATCTAAAGTTTGTATCAATCAGTTATATTAAATTGTTATATTTTAGTATGTAAATAATTGAAAGGACAACCCCACCAATACCTAATAATCTTGCAAAGAATTTATTTAATCCATTTCCTCCCGTTACGTTTGCAATGGTGAAGAAAAGTGATAATGGTAATGTTACGATTGCCAATAGTAATCCGATAGTTTCCATATTATTGATTAATTAAATTGTTTACGATTGATTTAACTACGGCGATGTCGGCCATACCTTGGTATTGTTTATTAAACTCACCAATTGTTTTACCAATAAGTGCTTGTGGATTAACAAGACCGATTGCAGACATTTCTTGTACGATTGTTGTAACTGCCGATTCAATTTCTTCCTCGGTCATTTGTTTTGGTAAATAAATCTCAAGAACTTTCATTTCTTCTTGTTCATTAATTGCCAAGTCTTCACGGTTCCCCAACATGAACGCATCATATGATTGTTTACGTTGTTTAATTGCCGTGGTAATGACTTTAAGAACTTCTTGGTCAGATAGTTCAGTGTTACCATTTAACTTTTCACCTTCAGTTATTTTCGCTTTGATACTACTCAATGCTGACTTAACAACTAAGGCCTTTGCTTTCATTGCAATAATGAAATCTGCATTTATTTTTTCTTTTAATGGCATCTTTTATTTTTTAATTGCAACCACAATATTCTTGGGTTACATATGTTTTTAATGTGTCCACTTTTGATTCCCAACCAATAATTTTTTTATGTTTGGTAATCTTAACTTCATCTTTTCGAACATTCTCATAACCCTCTTTAAGTTCAATATTAGAGGTGTACAATTTTTTGGTGTTCGCTTCATTAATTTCAGTATCACTTAAAGTGTGACTCAATGTTCTGAATTCAACTTCACCGTCCTCAAGTTTAACTGTTGCCACAGCAGTTGTAACAAACGCAGTTAATAAAATTGATAGGATAAAAAAACCAGGTACTAATAACTTTTTCATATTGTGAATTATTAAAATTAATTTCTAATCTTTTTCGTTGAGTTCCAATTGTTCGGTGTGAAGAAACTTTGAATAATATCTCCATCATCTGATTTATTCCAACCGAAAAACAAATAAGAAGCCAAATTACTAAGAAATAACGTCATGAACACAAACACAATAACTAAAGGTACCTCGGTATAGAAACCAAAGATTGACGTTAATATAGTTGCAACAATCGGTAGACATAACATAGTGTTAAAGAAATGGTAATTCCAATAACTTTTCCATCTGAACCCGGTTAAGTAACGAAGTATGGTAAAATCGTCACCCCACTTATGAACTAATCGATAATGTTCACTATCGACTCTATAAAACATTAATGGGTCCAATTGTTTCTTTGTGACGTATTTTTCATCTGTCAAAGTAAACATTTTTTCTGGAGCCAAAATAGAGAACTTTTCTCTAAGGTTATATTCAGTTAATTCCACATTCACTTTCCTTGCAAAATCTTTAATTTTTGCCGTTACTTGAACGTCATATGTCCCAGTATAGTATTGTGAACTTAAGAACCTTAACTTATACTTAATTGCCAAATCTTTAATTTGGTCAATAGTATAAATTTCACCATGGAAATCATTTTCAATCTTTTCTAACTCCATGTGCTCCCCTTGAATTCTCTCAATCCTATTGAACTGTGAGTTTCTCGACAAGTTTCTAAGAATTTTTACATCCTCTGCATCGTCATTAGCTAATAACAACTTAACCTCTTTGATTGGGTCAAATTCTAATTCCTTTTTCTTTTCTTGAACTTTCTTTTTAAGTTCTTTTTCTAATGATATTTTCATAGTTTCCTAATTTTTGATGGACAAATGTAGTGAATATTTCTTTACAAACAAATTTTTTAACCTAAATCTAAAAATAAAGTTGTTAAATTGTTGTAAAGTGGGATATTATAGTAGTTACAAGTTATCGCAACGTTACCTTTTCTCCAAAATCCGTCAGGACAAATGACTTTTAATTTACCTGAACGAGCAAATAAACCAAGTTCTAATAATGAAATTGGTGATTTGGTATTCGGGTCGAAGTATAAAACGATAAGGTCAGAATTTTCTAACGCATTTAATTCCCAATTAACTTGTTGATAGAATTGTGGGTTTTCAAATATCTGTTCCCATGATGAATCCCATTCCTCTCTACGAGGATTGAATACATCCCATCCTTGTTTATGGAAATAGTTTCCAACCTCTTCTTGCCAATTTTCGGCAACACCCATTTCGATGGATCCCGCTAAGAAAACTGATTTACGTGCACTGTTACGAAGTGCAATATTCGTTGGTGGTTTGTAAGTTGACATAGTTTAGTCTTTATATTTGGTTTATTAATCCCTGTAAATTAGGGTTTTATTTTTATCGTATATTGAAATAACAACTCCTTGACCATGTGTTCGGGCAAATGTCCATCCTTTATATTCAATTAGAACACTTGGGAAGTTTTCAGTTAAACCATCTAACGGTTCAACCTCTACACCTTCGGCTTCCACTAAGTCAATTAATGAATAAAGAACAATCCATGGTTGAGTTGATACCATGAGTTTATCTATGACTCTCTTAATTAACACATCAAAGGAATCATCATCGTTATAAAAACGTTTAATCCTTTCAACATTACGTTGAGCCTTCATCAATTTATTCTTATAGAAAATTGCGAAGTCATTAATTACACTATCACTTAATTTTTTCATATTCTATATTAATCTTCTAGTACTTCTCTTGAGAACCCAGCGGACGCCAGAAATGATAATATCAAATAGGTTACTTTAGTCCACATTCCCCAAATGAACAGATTCGGTTCCATTGTGATAAACCAAAAAACCAAAAACCATAACCCAAATCCAAAAAAGAATGATGTTATAATACCAACAATAGTTTTAAATGTTTCCATGTTATTCGTAATTTTCGGTGAATACTTTATTTAATTTGTCAATTTTATTTTGACGTTCGGTTTTAATTCTATCTTTTTCCAACTCCTCAGCGTTAATCACTTTGTATTTCTCCTCAAAGATTTCTTCTAATGGACGTGTAACATCTTTAAGGTCTTCAATTTCACAAAGATATAATGTATTTTTAATATCATATCGATAAAAAAGTAAATCAATTGGGTATGGTATAAAAATTAAAAGAAATTGTACACCAACCAATTCTTTGTAACCTAATTCCCATTTACGAATATGATAATCACCATATCCCTCAACCAATTCATAAATTGGATTGACCTTAGTTAGGTATTTTTTTGGTTTTGGTAGTTTAATTACGATACTAATCTTATCTCTAATGTTTAGTGAATAAAGTATAATATGAATTATACCTGATACCATAAACAATACTATACCTAAAACAATAATTGCTGCGAGAACTTCTTTTAAAATTTCCATGTTATTTTTCGTTTAATAAAAAATTGTTACTAATTACTTTGAATGAATGTTTACGGTCAATTGTTCTAATAACCAAACCTTCTCGGTCGGTCGTGTTACATAATACCGACTTACCGTCTGCCAATATTAGTAGTTCATCAATTGTTTCGGGTAACTTAAAGTATCTAACAATAACCGGTACAAATTCCAACATACTATAAAATGCAGATGTCATCGTTAATACAAAATCATTTAAGTTAAGATATTCCTGTGTATCGATGTTGAATACGTTGTAGAAATAAACTGTTTGTCCTTTTAACTTATAAGGATTACCTTGGATACCTTCACCCACTAACTCACCTTGAAAACAAACATTATATCCTAATGATTTCATCTTCTCTTCTAAGTCCAATTTTCTTGCAACTTTCCAATAGGTGTTAGTTTCCGTTTCGGCATATTCCCAATTACGTCCACATACACCAAAGGTACCGTTGTTAAAATAGAATGTTGAAGATGTACCGTCTAACTTTTCAGTTACATAGTATTCCAATGTTTTTAATTCATCGTACTCAGCGGATAGGTTTTGAATTCTTTCCTCATCTGTCTTTCTAATGAACGATGGGAACCCTCCGATAACTTGACCTGCAAGTTCAGCGGGGATTGGTGGTTCATATTTAATAATACCTAAACGTTCCGTAACATCTAACCCTTCGTATGCTGTCCATGAAAAATCACCGAACGTTTCAACTAAAGGTAAGATTAATCCTTGTGAAAGTTGTCCACGAAGTTTAATAGTTTTTAAACGGAATCCTTCTAAGTCTCCCATTTTTTTGTAAGAACTCTTACGTAAGAATTCAAACTCTTCTTTAATAGGTAAGAATGAATCTACTTCACAGTAAACAACCATGTCACCTACTTTGTGACCAACGTCTTTACCTACGACTACTTTCCATCCACCAACAACTGCCAGTTCAATTTTATCCGCACCTTCGATTGGTAAAATGTTTTCAATTGTTTTGAGTGTTGCTAATTTTCTTTCCATCTTTTATAATATTACTCTGAATAAATCGGCAATAAGATAATGTTCAAACATACCTAACTCACGGAAATTGTTGTCTCCGTAATATTGGAATGTGGATGTTCGTTTTGCACCATCCTTTTCCGTATATCTTCTGTAAGTCGACCTACGTTTAAAAAATAAGAACCAAGTATCTTCTACTACAAGTTCTTCGTATTTTTCTGTTTTTGTGTTACTGATTACTTTCATTTGTCATGATTGATTTAATAAATTCTCTATCTTGTGAAAAGATTGGTGTTTCCACTGCTTTCCATTTGTTTCTTGTGTACGTTACTTCACCACTAATATTAGGAAGTGGTGTTGTGGTTGTTTCCTTTACTTTAGTAATAACGGTTCCTCGTTTTTCACGATACGAATAGTCATTCCAATTGATTCCCTTTTGGAAAATCATTTCTTGCATCTTATCTGTCTTAACACCATTCAATTGTTTAGGTGAATATAGACTTTGAGCGACTGATGAAATACTATTACGTGTGGCATCTTGTTGTCTCCAAATAAAATAGTTTTCCACTTCAATTGACGATGGTATTTGGAATACACGTGCATCAAATTCTGCCATTTTGAATTCTGACAAATCGATTGCATCAACGTAACCCTCAATGTCTCCACCCATACATTTTCTAATCAATCTTAGTCGATTAAACTCTGATGTTGCCATAGATGATGCAACACTACACATTTTCTGTAGGTTACTGTCAAACCATGAGTGCGTATCCTGAGTATCATAATCTGTTAACAATAAACTAATCTCATCTGATTGAACATAACCAAACTTAACACCTTGTATGTTTTTACAAAGGTAAGCAGTAGTGTTATTCATATCCTCAATTAAACCAGAATCGAATGGTCTTGGTAAACCTTTAGTATATGTGTGAAATGCCTTACCGTCAATACGAATTATTGTATTAGTTCTTCTCGCTAATTTAAATCTTGTTCTGTCCTCATAGAAATTTTTCATTCTATCTCCTAATGCGTCTTTCATCTTATTTAAATGGTTTAAATTCACAAATGTCGAACCATCCATGGTCCAAATTTTTATGGTAATCGTTATATGTCCATGAACATTTCCATTCGGTTGTTACCTGAAAATGCCATTTAAGAAATCTAATATTAATTTTTAAATTACTCATCTTATTTCTTTTTAAATTGTGAAACTCTTTGTGGGTCCACCGTTACAACAATGTGATTACTTGAATCCGCATATGCTGCGATATCATCTTCTAATAACATTTTATGTATATCTTCATCATAATAAATCATAACACCATTATATGAATAATGTGGATAATGATTTTTAATTGGTTCCAAAAGAACGACACTAGTACATTGACTAACAGCACCGTCCATGATTGATTTAATCAATTCATAATAGTACACGTTTCTTTTCTTTTTGTATTCGTTTAACTTCTCTATTCGAGATAGTGTCGACATCGGTTTTGGTTTATTAAAAAAATTCATCTTATGCGAATCTAAATTGTTTCAAATAATCTCTCAAAAATAAAATGTTCTCAGCTTCAGACCTAATAGTTGAGAATTTATTCAACCATTCATTATAGAATGAAGTAACAGGAATTGAATTCATGTCGTCAAGATATGGTCCTTCATAATCTGGCCAATTTTTCTTATCAAAAACTCTATCGTCAACTAAAAAAACAATGGCAGTTAATTGGTCACCTAAATCTGGTTCAAAGAAAGTTGCAACTTGTGTCTTATTTAATACAAGAGTCAATAGGTGATTATTTAATGAACCAAATGGTAACCCATCTTCAATATTGAATCTTGTGTTGGTTGTACCACCATTCAAGATGATAAAGGTTTTGTCTTGTTTAGCCCATTTTTGGTATTCCGGAATGGTACCAAATTGCAAACCATATTCAACTACAGCATGTCCGAATTGGATACCTTGTTGGATTGGACTAATGTTGTAAGGGACTAACCCGTACATTCTATATGTTCTATTACTCATTTTAATATAATTTAGGCAAATATAGGGATTATTTAATATAAATCCTCACTATATAACGTTTCTTTTTGATTTTCTATTTGTCCTGCGGCAAATGCAATGTCCGCACCTTCGGATCTACTAACAAATCTATTTTTATTTGTTAAGAATCCTTGTTCATTTTCTCCAATTCCATCTTCAGCAAATGTAACTGCACGTAAACCAGTTAAACAACCAATTGTCCATATACACTGACCATGTCTGTGACCTGTCACTACAATTCCTCTGTCACAGTTTACTGGTAAAACTCCAGGTATAACTTTTTTCAATGGAATTTCTTTACACCAAATTGCTGCACATAAAATATATTCTTTATCCATAATTTAGTGTTGAGATATTCTCCCGATTTTAGTGTTTTTAGTTCCTCTGAATTCCGAATGACCGGATATAATACCATAAAAGTTTAATGATGAACCTACTTTAACTTCTTTCTCATTACCTTCACTTAGGAATCTTGGATTAATCTCACCGAACTTTGAGAAGATATTATTCTTATCGTCTTTCATTTCGTATATCAACGTCTCACCGTACTGTCCGTCTATCTTCTTAATGTTTAAAACCGTAAGTTTCAAATTCATTTTCATACCAACTGCACCGATATGTTTACTTTCCATAACCGGAACTACATTCTCACTTTCAGACTTATGTGTCTTCCAAGCGTCGTAGTCACTAATGAAACCTAATGTGTTCTTTGCTCTTGTGTATGCAACGTACATAAGGTTATCTTCCTGTTCCATTTGCCATGGTAGAGTTGCGTACTTTGATGGCATTAACTCACGTTGTAAAATGAATACCCTATCAGATTCGAGACCTTTAGACTTGTGAATTGTACTTAAACAAATCCCAACCTTTTTAGTGTCGGAGAATATACCATGAATTTTTGCAATGACCTCATTCGGGTCAGTAATATCTTTTGATAGTGCTTCGATTACTTGTATCTTCTCATTGTACATAATAACAAATGAATCTTCTAACGCCTCTGATTTTGAGATGTTATGGTTCTTCATTAATTTCTCGATTATCTTTGATTTCTCATTGTATAATCTTGAGAATACATTTGTCATATTAAACTCCTCGGAAACTCTTTGACAATCTCCAATCATTTTTATTAATGATAAACCAATATCCGAACCAACAATGTAAGCTCGTTTACCTTCACTCAAAAGTTTAATACACAATGACACAACCGGAAACGTTTGTCGACAAAGAACCATGTCTCCGTCTTCAATATTCTTATATGAGAACTGATGAATTACTTCACCCGCCCTTGCCTTAGTGACCGTCTTAATGAATGGATTAATGTGTTTAATCATATCAATAATACTGGTACCACAACGATATGTAACCGACAATGGTAATTGTATTGTGTTTGGAATGTCACATAACTTTTTAAATGATTCGTAGTCGGCACCTGCGAAACCATAGATGGCCTGTTTAGGGTCACCAACGGCAATGAATCTACCTGTCTCAGGTTTGATTGCTTTCTCCATCAAATGTCTTTGACATGTATTCAAATCTTGACACTCATCGATGAAAACAAAATCGTAAACTTCAGTTTGAAGAACATGAAGAACGTTTGGTAAGTACACCATGTCAGTGTAATCAATTTCGCTTACATAAGTTGAACCTAATTTGATTAGGTACCATGCAACTTCACTCTCACCATCCTCATTTCCAACTGAATGTATTCTCGCTAATTCATTTAGTTTCTCGATACCATTTAATTTAATTTCTGTGTCAATCAAATGTAATCTCCCTAAGTTAGTTAAGTTAATAACGTCACCGAAGAAATCTTTATTGTCACCTTCATCAGTTTTAACTGCCGATGCCATTTTAGAAATGTAACCTAAATGTGTTTTATCGAATTTGTATTTCTCAATTGACGACTTGGTTTTATTTGTGTGGAACGATATAATGTCCTTCAACATCTTACCGTATTTTTTATTATCGATTTCCACTTCGAATTGATTCCTTAAAACAGAATATCCAAAACCATGTACAGTCTTAACCGTAATGTTACTTGTTTGTGGAACCCTCACTTTTAATTCATCGGCAATACTTTTATTAAACGCCAAGAACAGCACCGTCTTATTAGACGGAATCTGTTCAAGTGCTTTAACTAAAGTTGTAGTCTTACCACTACCAGCAACGGCAGAAATTATAGCATTCTCTGTACCATTTTTAATAAAATTAAAAATATCTTTTTGATATTTGCTAGGGGTGAATTTACTCATGTTATAAATCTTTAAATTTTTTTTCGTCAATTTCAATTAATACATCTACAGCACTTAAACAATCGTTCATCACTTCCATCATCTCCACATCGTTCTTATGTTTTTTGTGTGTGTTGAGTATTCGTCCTCTTAATCTTTTCAACTTAGATATTTGTTCTAAGATTTGTTCCGCTCTATTGAATTGGTCCTGTGTCATTATTGTTCAAATGTTGGTTTTAACCACAATCCATTATTAAAAATTATTTCATGAAACCCATTAACAACATTTTCATCAATATCGTCCAAACGTCTAAGTGTTTTGACAGTATCGTGTTTAAACATTTTAATTAATTCTTCCCTAATTCTCTCACCACTAACCGTCAATTCTAATTTCTTAAGTATGTTTGGTTGTTCCATTGCTTGGTAGATATCCGGATGAATGTCAAACCCTTTAGTAATTGAAAAACGTAATGCTCTCAGAATTCTCAATGGGTCGTCCATCATTGTTACGTTTGCATCTAATGGAGTTCTAAGTATTCCTCTCTCTAAATCCAATTGTCCATTGAAGTAGTCAATTATAACTCCGTCCTCACCTTTAGCCAACGCATTTAAGGTAAAATCTCTACGTTCTAAATCGTCATATAATGACCCTGGTTTAACGATAGGTGTTCTTGTACCTTCGACATACCCAATCTCTTTACGGGCCATTACGAAGTCCGCAACACCCGTGTACTTATGTCCTTTAGGAAACATTGCCCTAACGGTGAAACAATTTGCAGTTATAAGGAAAATGGTAAACCCTTCTCTAGTCAAATAATCAACCAAGACGTTAAACATATCCTCTGCTTCTGTGTGTTGTTCTAATAATGTTTCGTGTGGTACTGCAACATAATCAACATCCTTAGATTCTAATCCAAGAATTTCGTCACGTATTTTCCCTCCTACCTCGTAAAATGTAAAAACCATAGTGTAAATCTTTTATGTCGGTAAAAGTAAAACAATTTTACCTAATGTACAAATATTATTTGTATTATTTTTTATTTAATATTTCAATTGCCATTTCCGTACAGATATTTGTTAACCCATATCCGATGTCAATACAATCTGGATGGTCCTGATTGTTAGCCGTTCTAACAAAATTATTAAGTTGGTTTGGTAGGAAATCATTGTCATCATCTAAGATAAGATAATTTTCTAATTCAGGTGTCTTATCTATCCATTCTTGGATTTCATGACCTCTCATAATTTCATCGTGAAACTTAAATTTACCTTGTCTAATTAAATCCCGAGTATCAACTGTGATATCGATTACTTTACCAGGTAAATTGCGGACATACCACATATCTTTTATTTTGGTTAACCCACTAAATCTCCAACTACTTGAAACCACTATCTGTGCTCCTGTCTCATCGATAATCCTACGAAGGTTATCAACAAAGTTGGAATGAAAAATCCCACCGAAGTCGTCATAACCTTGTGGGATTACATTTAAAACACCGTCTATATCTAAAAAAATTACTTTCATTCTGATTGGTATAATATATGTTCATCCGTTGTGATATCAATTAATGATAATTTACCTCCGAAACATGCTCCGGTGTCACAATCAATTACCTGAGCGACATAGATTGGTTTATCATTTTCAGGGTGCCATTTGAAATTTAACGTTGGTGTGTGACCAATGAAGATTTGTTTAAATCCATTTACGTCCATCATTCGTTTACCCGATTCAACACGAACGGCATATTTAATCATTTCTCTATCCCAATAGAAATCCTCTTCGTATTGTTCGTGAATAAATTCAAGTGGGTTAATACCCGCATGTACAAACAATCTATTATTCGAATCAATATAATAATTGATTTGATTACTGAAAAACTTTTTATGTGTATCGGGAATGTTTAATGTTGGTCCCGTTCCTTTGTGATATGACGCTAACGTTTCTTTGAAATATCCGATTGCCGGATGTTCTCCAGTGTTAATAAACATTAACATCCACTCATCGTGATTTCCCCTAATTGAAATTAGATTCTTAATTGATAATAGTAATTCTACCACACCATAACTGTCGGGACCTCTGTCTACAACGTCGCCAATATGTATCAATTCATCTACCTCGTAATCAAAGTTCGCCTGTTCGAGACAGTTCTTTAATTTTTCTAATTCACCATGTGTATCTGTGGTGACAAATGTTCTCTTACTTCCCATAATTTAATTCTTTAATATCAATAATAATATTAACCAACCCCAACCATCTTTATCATTATACGATAAGAAACAAATCGCAGCAATTAACACGATATCGATTACTCTTTCCCAACTTATGTTGTTTATGAATTTATTCATATTGTTTTATTTTTAACCTCATCTAAAATTTGTTTTACTTTAACAACAATTTCCTCAAAGGTGGGACAATTGTCGATTCTCTGTTCACCTTTTGTTGCACCATTTTCAAATGAAAGTCTAGCATACCAATATGTTGAATTGTCAAATGAACTTTTGTTATAATTTATGGAAACACTTTTAAGTGAATCTTGGACAAATGGGTCTATAATTAACGAAACTTGATTGTTCGATTGTTTATCTTCGGGAATGTTTAATTCAGGAAACATTTTCTAATGAGTTTGGATAATACAATAAAGTTGGGTTTTTCTTTTGAATGTCCAAATCAGGATACAATTCCTTAAACTTCATCACATCAAATTTCTTAGTGATTAGGTGATGACCGTTCTTAGTTGGAATGATTGCTTCAATCTTTGGTCCAACCTTATAACCTGTTGGAAGACCGGCAGCGTCAAAATCAACTTCAGTATATGGTTTACATTCATATTCGATATGTGCCATCATCATTGGACTTGCTTCCATCATATCGTCCACGTCAATTATCCACCTCTTCTCGTTGGTTTTAATTTGACCAACAACTGAATCGAATAAACCTTTTTGACTATGTTGTCCGTTTTGAATACGTTGTGCCAATGAAACCATCATGTTCAAAGACACATCAAAATGATTTTGTTTCTGAACATGGATATATGCTCGTGCTTTAAACATTTCACATAACTGAATGATTTCATCAAACCTCCTTTCTAGATGGTCAATACTCTCTATACAATAGGTCTTTATTGTTCTCACTGATTGATGATTATCTCTTTCCCCTTCTGGTTGGTCTTTCTTACGTTTAAAAACGTATAACATATAAAAATCCCCACTTTGTTCAAAATTCAATAATGGTTTTATTAATTCAATATTGTTTATCACGACACATTATTTTTTAAGTTTGTTTTCCTCTTTCGATATTAACCACAACATAAGATTCATCAATAAGAGGAACGCAATGAATATCGACCTCTCATGATTTGTAGTTGGCACATGTCCGAGAACGGACAAAATAATCACTACGTAAAGTGCAGAACCTAAAATGTGTTTTAACATATAATATTAATAAAATTTTCTCATTACTTCGATAACGTCCCACGCATCTTCTAATGCGTTATGGGTAACTATACCTTCAACACCTGTTCGTTCCTTACACTGTTTCAAGTTAGGTAACGACGTATCGTTTTTCCAATCAACCACAAGAATCGCCGGGTCTAAAACTCTTTGACGAATCTTAATTAGTTTCTTCCACCAAGGTAATTGTTCCAAGAATAACTTATCGAATGTTGCAAAGTTCTTACCGGCAACATTAATTGTTATGGGTTTAGTTGCCCCGTTAATCATCGTTTTAATTTTACCATCTTTGATGATACTATAACCTCCACTATTATCGAAAATAGGGCCGCCAAAACCATTCTGTTCTAAGAACCAATAGAATTCTTTGGCAACATCATCTTCTCTAATGAATTTGTAATCACTTTCAGTGTCAATTAACATTCTAGTCTCATCATTTGCGTCCTGATAGTCTGCAATTTCTGAAATTAATTGTTTATTAATTGTGATGGCTCTTGCCGAACCAATCAATTCATTTTGAAGAACCGCCACATTAAACTTAGGACATTCTTCAAATGGTAATTTCTTTTCAGTATCTTCAATTACAGCCGCAACTGAAATTACTTTATTTTTTTCCGAGTCAAGACCCGTGGTTTCAATATCTATAGAAATATAAATCATGACATCATCTCTTTTATGATAAGTAAAACAAATACAACCAGTATTGTTAAAACAAATCCACCCCATAACGGTGCGGTTACCCACCACCATGACCAATCAATATTATTTGTTAACTTCAACCCTAAAAATAATAGGAAAAGAAGTCCGAAAAAACCAACCCCATTGGAGCTTGAACTATTTTTTGACATATTAAATGTATTTTATTAGACAAATGTAAACTAAAAAAAGAGGAATACCAAATAAATTGGATTATTTATCAAATAACCAAATATGTCCATATGCGGTTTTTTGTTTATTTTTTAAACATTTACTAATGTTACCGTTTATTGGGATAGATAGAAAATCATAAGCGTCGGTAACAGATTCAAATGATTGTTCAAAAATGCCTTCTTTAGTGTACATACCAATTTTTACTTTGTAATTGTTAAATTGTTTTTTTTGTTGTTCGGTCCTATTTGTTTTCCAAAAAATACCGTTTATCGCGGTGTTTGTACGAATACTTTTATATACATCATCAATGTCAAAATCTTTTATAAAACTGGTTGATAAATAAGAATTTACCATGTCTCCATTTAAATTGTATTTGAAAATTTTGTGATGTTTTGTAAATTTTTTACCTTCATATTTTTTAGTAATAACATATTCGCCAGAAATGCTAAATCCTTTATTTGATATTCTAAATGTTTTTCCTGTAAAATCCTGTATTCCCTTTAACATTAATTTTTTTGTTACATAATCACCATGAATATTATAGATGTGATAATATTTTGAATTGTGGTGTTTTGAACCAAACCGACCTAACGTACCTTCGCCCCCAATTGTGCAATTATAACCGGTTTTAAACGTATTATAATTTTTTATAAACTCAATTTCTTTTTTAAAAATTACATTTTCATCGATGTCAGATTCTAATATTTCAAAAATAAAATTATCTGACCCATACTTATTCCACGCTCGTTGTAACTTGATGGAATGATGATTATTTTTATTTAGATGTTGTAAATGTGTTCTTTTTCTAATATAAAAATTTTTACATACCCCGATGTAACATTTATTATTTATTTTTGACTTTATTCTATAGATTATCATCGTATTTTTTTATTTATTTATCAGAATATTCTTCCTGATTATAAATACTACGATTTTTCTTTCTCTAAAAAATAATCTTTTATTGTTATATCTTCCCAATTTGTTTTATCGTGACATCGACTTGATGGGGATAAGTAACCTTCAACTGCGTTGATATAAAGGCTGTGCTCATTTTGGTTGAATTCTTCCCATTGTTCATCGGGTAAGAATCTCTTAATGTTAAGTTGTTCGAGTGCTAAGTTGTCAAATGATACAACATCCTTAGAGTCGATGACTTTCTTAATCCACCAATACCATTTTTGAATACCGTCTTTAACTTCATCATCGTAGTAATCAACTCCGAATCCAAATGTTTTATATCCCAATACCAACACTTTTTTGAATGGGGACGCCACAACATCATCCACATCATCTATACCGGCGATTACATGTGCAACAACGTTAGGGTGATTAAGAAAATACTCGTCAAAATTTAACGGGTAACCTTTTCTATATGAGATACCTAATCCACCCAATAAATCATTTTCAAGTAACATCTTTAATGTATCTGATTCTCGATTGATGTGTAAGTGGTTAACAGTTAAGTTACAGATATAACCTTCCCTTTTTGCCCACATAATGAAACCAATTAAACCGACGGTGAGTTTATTCCCACCGATGGCTAATTCAATTCCTTTAGGTAATCCTTGTAACTTATCAATTAATCCTTGATAGTCACATTCAGTACCATCAGTTCTTGCAGATTCATGACAAAATTCACACGTTGCCTTGTTTGTGTTAGGATTAAAACCTAACGAACACGCAGTACTAACACGAATGTCGATATTCAAAGGATATTCTAATTGAAGTGTATCTTCAAATGTAATAACTCTGGTACCATCTTTACTAAGTTCAACCGTACTATTTCCGTTTTGATATTTTATCATCTTATTTGTTTTTAACTAAATAAATCTTTGTCTGTGATGTCTTCTTTATTCCCAAGTTTTACCGTCGTTCGATAAATTCCTTCAGTCCAACTGATTGGTTTTTGATTACTAATGAATTCATTTAACTCATCAATCTTCTTTAATACCTCTGGACATAATTTGTTAAGGTCATCTTCATTCTCAGGCATGATGTCATCACATAATTCGTCGTAATTTATTTGAGGTAAATGATTTGGTTCACAAATACATAACTTCAAATCCTCAAGTTTAATTTCGTTTACTGCGAGGTAATCTTCAATCTCACTTTCATCACTGAAGAAATCGTCTCCATCATGTATAACCAAATAGGTTTTACCGTCCCATTCTTTGAATGGCATCTTTAGATAACGTCCATCGGATTGTTTATTCCACTCAACAGTTTGACAATGATGACACAATGAACGATATTTGTCCATTAATTCACCACACTCACATTTTTTATGTGTGATAACAAACTCAATTGCTTTCTCTTTTTTAATGAAATATTTTTGTTCATTAACTTTCCATGCCTCAAGGTTAACCAACTCGATTAATCCTTCCGCATCTTTCTCTAATATGATAGTTTTTTCTGACATTAGATTTCTTTTAATGTGAATTTAACTTTCTTTGTTACTCCAGGAATTTCGAGAATTTTATTTGAGATAAAAATACTTTTATCGTTCCAATTCATTCCTTCCATTTCCTTTTCATATTCTTTATTCAACGAATACGTGTTAAATGATTCCTTAATGAAGATAACCTCATTAGTTGTGTAATCTTGTGTTATATTATAAGATAACTTATAATAATCTTTACTTCGACTGATTTGCCACATGATACTGTTGTCAGTAATAAAATCGCCACCTTCAGTTAAAAGTGAATCGTCAAGAATGGTTGATATTGCATCTCCCAATTCTTCTTCAGATGGTTCAGTTAAGAACTTAGTTGTTCTTTCTAATCCTTCAATTGATAATTCAAACTTGTATACCGGTTGAATCATTTTACCATCACGAATTTCAGGTACGTGATAGAACGTTGGGTCAGGTGAACTATTATCGTTACCTCCGAACAACCAAGAGTTCTTATTGAAGATAAAGTTCTTTAACTCGTACTTACTTCTCGGTGCTGTACCATATGAATCGTGGTCAATATAACCGTCATCAAGTCCTTCGAATATAACATCGTTGGCTCCTGTTTGTTCCATAATAACTTCTCTCAAAACATCCAATTGGTCATCATCATTAGCGAACGATTGTGCAGCATATGATGCTTTAGTCTCTGAATCATTATGTTTAAACCATTCCCAACCATATTCGTCACCTTGAATTGTAACGATACCATTTTGGTCAGGATAAATTGTGTCTAATACAAACTCCTTGTCTTCAGTTGCAATTGCAATTGAGTGGGAAGATGAACTGTTAGTTTCAAATACACCCTTTCTAATTAATTTTTTCATCTTATTGTTCCTTAATGATTACTTCACCTTCAATATTTCCAAAACCTGACTTCTCTTTAAATGAGTAAGTTGATGGTGCCGTGGTATCTTGTTTTGTTAGAATCCATAAACTCGCATTATCATTACCTTTCCATGTAATGTTAACTAATCGTTTACCCGGTTCTAAATTAATAATTTCAGTACCACCAAAGTTACGTGCCATTTGATTGTCTGTGCAACTTACGAATCCGATACAGATGATTGCAAATAATAATTTTTTCATAGTCCTAATGATTTTAATTGGTCAATTGTGTGTTTAGTATTAATATGGTGAATTCCGATACCGCCAGCATCTCTCCAACCTTGGATGTTATCCAGACGGTCGTCAATTAATATTGCGTTAGGTGCTGCGAAGTCTTTCTTATGTTTTGCACTTCTTAAAATTAAATGAGTACCAGGTAATTCCCTGTTAACCCAATCATTTTTTGCCACTCTCGATTCTGTTTGTCTCGAAGGTGCGGACAATAACTCAGGACTGTATTTTTCAATATACTTCCATAATCTTTTACCATCCGATGCCCACGGAAGGTTAATCCAAAAATCGTATCCCGCATCATTAATGGGGTCCCAAAAGTGATCATCACTACGATGTTCACCATCTAATTCGACACCGGTTAAATCTTTATAACCCTTATCAAAGTCAACAAGGACTCCGTCCATGTCACAATAAATCTTAT